TTGCTTTTACCTGGTCTAATGGATTTGCTTTCCATATTGGTAAATGTTCTAAGAACTGTGGAATATTATTCACGATATCTCCTTTCATCTGAACACTTAGCAATTATTAATAAGCATGTTGTAATAATTCCTATACAGGCTCCAGCAATTAACCCTGCTAAGAAAAAGACAAATGTCATTTATTTCTCCTCCCCCATATATCGTGCAATATGTGATGCTCTTCTGCTTTTATAATCTCGATTTCTGTTCGAGGGTTATATTTATCAACAAAGTCAGCAATTTCTATTTTATTTTGAAGAAAATCAGTAACATCTTCCATAATTTTATTAGCCGGATGATTTTCTTCTTCAAATATTGACAATTGATTTTCCTTCATTGCTAAATCAACTACAAAAGAACCTGCTCTAGTCGCTGTAATAATTAATTCATTTTTAGAAAGTATATCTTTAGGGATTTTGCCACGTTTACCAGAATAGCCAGAAATCGAAGCGAGTCCATTCTTTTGTATATTTTCAAGAGAAGTGAGCACTTCGGTTAGAGGTTTTAGACCGATTTGTCCTGATTCGTAAGAGTCGGCCATCAAGCGGACAGAGAGTACGTTTTTAACTCTGTTATTTTTTAATTTTTCAGACTCGAATAGTTGTATTGATTTAAGCCCTTCAATCATAGAAGCTTTATATGGACTAGAGTCTGGAATATTATTAATGTCTTGTTCTATTATTTTTGCATATACATCCATCATATTACTCATCACCATCCAATCTTAATTCAATAATTGCTTTGTGCTCTCTATTTCTGTCAAAACCAAACTGTCCTTGCCAATACTTTTCTTGATAATCAGAATTTCGATAAGCCCTTTCAGCTCCTTCAAGACTAAAATCAATCAACTCTTTGTCTGGTATAGCATAAACATCAAGATATTGTGTCTTAAAAAGATTATGCATATCCATTAAATGATCAATATAATCTCCGAACAGTGGATCCACAAACACAACACAATCTATATCGTTTGGATCAATCTTGTTTGAACAAAAACTACCATCTAACCAGACACGCTTAATTTTAGAAGTATCTAGTTGATCCAAGAACGATTTAAAAGAATCGAGATTTCTTTTTCTTGTTCTCGAATTTGGAAATGCTGTTACTAAAAATTCTTCAATTTCTAGTAAAGAACTTGACTCTATTATACCACCTTCTAGGTTCCCGTGAGAATTAAATTGCATTATTTTTCTCCATGTCCTTCACTTCATTAATTAAAGATTTATATTCATCTATTACCATCGTTTCGTTAGCGATGGTTTTTAAATTATACCGTTCCATAAAATGGATGTAATTAAATTCTGATACATCATCCAGAGTTTTTAGTTCTTCTTCTAATAGATGATGAATCATGCTACGATCAGCTTGAAGTTCACACAATTCCCTATTTACCTCATACTGGACTGGAGTATGTTCTTTATGGCCCAATTCATGTAGGGCTACTTGTTTTTGATCTTGCTCTGATAGATTAATATCAATTGCAAGAACCTTCAATGCTGGATTAAAGAAGCCTGGGCTATGCCATTCGCTTCCATCAAAGTAACATAAGCTTACACCCTCAAGGGCACAAAGCTCTTTCACAGTCATATAAATGCACCTCTATTTATTTTTTAAGTGTGCCTCCAAGACTGCTGTAATAAAATCAATATCTTCTTCAGTAAGTGGTTTACCATCGAACAACATAGATTGCGCAGCAATGTCTCGAAGGTCAAGCGGTGCAGAAGCATCACCGTCTGTTGCGATTTTTGGATTATCTGTGCGTCCCAATAGGTAGTCGGTGGACACGTTGAAGTAGTCAGCGATTTCCGATATTCTCTCAGCGTTAGGTTTTTGAGATTTCAACTTATAGAGTGTATTTCTGCTGTAACCTAAATCCTCTTCTAGTTTCGTGAGAGAAATTCCCCTTTTATCGGCAAGTTCTTTAATTTTTTCGTATGTCGGAAACATTGTTAAATCAACCTTTCAGAAGCATAACAAAAAATATTTCAACTTTTTAGGTGTAAAAGTGTTGACAAGACACCTAATTGGGTGTAAAATAGTTTTTGTAAGTTAGTGAGTTAGAAAAAAACGAAGTAAAACTTATCTAAAATAAATAGCTTTGGCGAGCAAGATAGCTGATAGATATTGCGTTTTATCAAGTTTTTTAACTATGCCTACATTTTAACTTTTTGGGTGAAAGTTGTCAAGAGTTTTATAAATTAATTTACTAACTCATTTTCTTACACAAATAAAAAACGCACCTCAGCTGCTATCTGGGGTACGTTACGGAAATTGTTCTGCTCAAACTAATAGCAGTAGTCAACAACACTTCGCCGGTATCGTCCCCGGCACTGTAGTTGAAATAGACTTTGATTCTCGATTTTAGAGTCTAGCTTTTTCGCCATTTTTTTGAAATGGCAGCTTGTTTAACATCAAATTGGTCGTCTAGCTAAGACGCCAGAAAAAGCCAGCTCCCCTATTGAAACCTGCTAGTCAGGTACGGTAGGCAAAAGGAAAACCTACAGATGAATCCAAATTTTACTGAGACACAGTACCTTTCAAAAATTCTGCCAATTTGCATCAGCTCCTTTCTGTTATAAAGGTAACGTTATTATACTAAATGTAAGAAGATTTGTAAAGGTTTTATTTGCTAAAAGTTAGAGCAGACAATGATTTCTGAAAAAAACATTCATTATTATTACTTACAAAAAAAGGAGGAAACGATATGCCTAATATGGATGGTGGCCGTCAAAAGGTCAGAGATTATTTGAAAGAACATGGTTTGTCAATGGCAACATTAGCTGTGCAGTATAGTATGGCTCGTCAGGATGTTACCAATATCCTAAATGGAAAGTTGAAAAATCCACAAGCTAACCAATTCATTGCTCGTGTGATTGAAGATTTTAAGATCAGATAGAAGGTGAAGAGATATGAACGAACTTATCAATGTAACATTGAATGATAACCATGAGCCTGTAGTATCTGGTAGACAACTTCATGAGGCACTGGAAGTTAAAACGCCCTACTCAATGTGGTTCGACAGAATGGTTGAGTACGGTTTTACTGAAAATCAAGATTTTTTGCTTAACAATTTTGTGAAGCAAACAGGTCGAGGCGGTCACAACAAATTGGACCACATCATTAAGCTAGACATGGCGAAAGAAATTGCTATGATCCAGCGAACAGAGAGAGGAAAGCAAGTCAGACAGTACTTCATCCAAATAGAAAAAGACTTCAATAGTCCAGAGAAGATTATGGCAAGAGCCTTACTGATGGCTGACAAGAAAATTCATAAACTTGAAACTCAGATTGAAGCGGATAAACCGAAGGTTCTATTTGCTGATGCAGTGAGTGCAAGTCATTCATCGATTTTGGTCGGTGATCTTGCTAAGCTAATCAGTCAAAATGGATACAAAATCGGAGGAAATCGTCTGTTTGTCTGGCTACGAGAAAATGGCTATCTTATCAAGCGAAAAGGCTCTGACTGGAATATGCCAACACAACGTAGCATGGAAATGAAACTATTTGAAATCAAAGAGTCGACCATCACACATCCAGACGGTCATATCTCAGTTAGCAAGACTGTCAAGGTCACTGGGAAGGGTCAGCAATACTTTATTAATAAATTTTTGAGTGGCTACGTGGCATAAAACAAAAAAGCACTTCACAAAACAAGTGAAATGCTCAACAAAATTAACTACCTACATTATATCACAAATTGGAGTTGGCAATGAATATTCTAAGTGAAGAATTTGAAAACGGAATTAGATCAGTGGTTCGGATTCAATTTAAAGAATCTTTCACTGAATTCTTAGATCAGGAGATATCAGAGAAACGTTGGTTGTCACTAGAAAGTGCAGCTCACTATGCGGATTGCAGTTCAAATACCATCAGAAAATGGATCAAGATGGGATTGAATCTTTATCAAATTGATGGAACAAAACGAATTGACAAGAATGAATTAGATCAATTCATTCAAAGGAATATCGTTATTTAGATGAATATAAGAGGTTTAAATAATGACGAAAATTAATATTACTTTAGAAAATCAAAACGAATTAAATGAAATCTTGAACGAAGTTTCAAAAAAAGCCAAGGAATTGCAAGAGGCAATCACTCGGCTAGAACAATTTGAAATTAAAATTTCAGTTTCTCCACAACAAATCGAGAACTAGCATCTTTATGCATTTCTTGCCATGTTGAGAAATTCGTAAATAAAAAAAAGTGCCTTAAAGAAGGCACTTTGAAAGAACTATAAACTAATTATAACACAATTTTAAGGAGAAGAAATGGATCCTATTAAAAGATTATTAAAATTGATGGAATGGCAAGATGCCAATCGCCCGCTAAAGGTAGAGGAAAAAGCCAAATTGATGAAACTGCCAGATAACGAATTTGAAGATAAACTTCATCAGATGGCTCTGGATTTTAAGAATGATGGGGTGATTAGAGTATGAGCTTAAAACAATTAAAGTTTACTGTTTTATCACTTACCGCACTTTTCTTATTATTTTCAGGGGCAACAATGAAAATCATGTACGATCAAGAACAACACATTAAGGATCTAGAAAATGCGGTCCAAATGAACTTTGAAAGTACAGGTCATTGGGCCGAAAGTATCGAAAAAATCAAAGAGACCAATAAGGCTCAAGATGTGATGATTAACAAATTCAACCGGGAACTGTTCCCACAAAAAGAAACAAAAGAGGTAGAAGAAAATGACAACAATTGAAATTATTTTAGCAGTAGCTTTTGTAAC